CAAGCACAGCCAATTGAACTTGTGCGGCATTGCCTTCGTAGGCTGGCCACATAACGCGCGATGCGTTGCCTTCTCCGCTTTTGATTAAGTTTTGCACAAATGTTGATGCTTTATTTGTGCGCCCTGCCATGTCGTAGATTGATCCCCAACCTGTTTTTTGCACAATAAAAAATGCGCCCACATTGTCGCTTTTGCCTTTGCGTGTGTCAATCTTTGCAACAACGCCTTTTGCAACTAATCCGCCATCCCAGCCGCCTAGGCGTGTGTGCGCTCTTGCCATACCTGAAAGCGGCGCGCTTTTAGGAAATGCAACTTTGGCTTGCTGAATCACTGGCTTCACAATGTCTTTGTAACGCTTCGTATATTCGCGGCGCAATTTGGGATTGACTTTGTTTAATTCTTTCAGGGCGGCCTTTACGCCATAAACCTTTATAGATGCCGTGTTCACTTTTGCCGCCTTTCTTTCCCTTGTTCATTAAGCACGCTAATGACTGTGGAAAGATCGCGTGTGTCAAACTCAATGTGCGGTGGCCACCACCCTACTGAAACCAGCAATTCCGCTAGTTGTTTTCGGTAAGTTCCCCGCCCGTAGGGTTTGGGTTTGTCATGTCCACCGTTTCAATTTCCATGTCAGGGTTTGCTTCAAGCCACAATTTCGGTGTTGCTTCTACTTTGTAGTTTGATCGCTTCAACATAAAGTGAGCCCAAAAAACCATGTCCATGATTCCGATTCCTCGGCCGTCTGAAACTTTGCGGTTTTCTGTTTTTTCCCATTCAGCGATGCACAGCAAATTGGTTGTGATCGTGACAGGTTCATCACCTGGCGATGGCGTTATTTTCAATTTAAGTTTCACTTGTTTCTCCTTGTGTCGGGCCAAGTGATGGCCGTGATCAACTTACGCTTAGCGCTCCACCCGTGAAAGTCAAATCTACGGTTGACAACTCACCAAGCGCGCCATTAATAACTGGCATTGACTCCAGGTAGCAATTTGCCAAAGTGAATACTTTTGTCACTGCGCCTTCAATGACAGTTGCAACAACTGTTGTTTGTGTGCCAACGATTGATGCCAAAGTTTGGTAGGTCTCACTTGCGGCATACGATTGAAAAAGTGTCATTGTGCATTCGTTGTTGTACAAACCGCCCGTGAATGTGCGGCCTGTATCCGCCAGCGTAGTTTTATCCAGACTCTCCCTAAGTTGTGTGAACACAATGCCTGTGCATTGATCCACCAACGAAACCGCGTTAACGGTGAGTGCTGATAAATTTGAGAGATAAGTGCTTGTGGCCATGTTGTTACTCCTTAGTTGTTTTCTTGATAGTAGATGATTTTTTTGGTGTTTCGGTGGATTCGGATTCTTCAGCAATAAAGCCGCCATCAATCAATGCCTGAACATTGATCCCAGGGGTTGGCTCAAAATATGTGCCAACAGTTCCAACTTTATTTGACAGGATTTTTAGTTTCATAATGAACTCGCTTCCATATTGACAATAACTTCATAGCAGGGGTACAGCGCACCACCTATTTCAATAGAGGTTGGGCGGCCTTCTGTGATCGCGACATTTGCGCCTAATAACTGGGCGGTCATGTTTAATAGTTTTCTTTGTGCATCAAGATTGAAAGGCCCTGGAACTATTAGCTGGATCGGGAAAGTCAATTGAATGCGCTTGTTTTTCATCAACGGCGTTGTAAATGTAGGGGCATTAATAAACGCGCAAGCGGCCTGAATGTTCCTTGGATCGGTCACAATCGGAATGGCTGGCGTAATTGTGTTCAGCGTTGTTGCAAGATCATCTAACGCTTTGTTCAATAAATCTGTATAGGCGGTTGGCATTTAAGCAACCTGGGGGCGCGAGATGCCTAGTAACTGTTGCACGATGGCTGACAGTGCCATTGGTGGGGCGCTTCCCATTTCGTTAAATGATGCAAAAGTATCTACTGAACCGCGTTGGCGGTAAAGCGCGCCGCCATACATCACAGTTCCAAGTTTTACATCTTGTGAAGGCACTGTCCCCAATGCGTCAAAATAGCCGCTTTCCTGTCTGCGCCTAAATACAAACTGATTGCTGGCGGCCGCACAGATAGTTAAGAAAGTTTGATCTGCCGCGGTTGCCGTTGATAAATACAACCAATCTGCTATGTCGTTAGCGGTGATCCAGGTGCAAACTGGCGCGTAGGTAATTGTTCCAACGGTGGTGAATGTGTAATCAACATTTGCGCCAGTACAAGCAAACAGAACTTGGTTCTGCCGTTGCACAAATTCATTGAACATTGGAAACCCTGTTTGGGCATCAATGCCAATGAATTCATGCTCGGGCAAATCCAGCACCGTAAAAGTACCGTTGAAGGGAGAACCTAAACTTGCAACTGTTATTGATTGCCCTACTGCAATTTCATTATTTTCTAATGTTTGTAGTACGGCGTAGTTATCAATTAGCAGTTTGCTTGTGATGTTGTAAGTAGCCATGGCGGTAAAGCCGCCTTTCTACTAAGCGATTGTGATTGCTTGAATGAACTGGCTTCCTGCAACTGCGGTTGGGTTTTGTGCGTCCTGTGCAAAGGTTGCAAAGTAACCGTAGTAGGAGAAGGTACGGGCCAAAAGGTCAGGAACTTCAACGCTACGCATTCCCTGTTGTGCTTCGTACAGTTCTATTGCAGGGCCGTGGACAATCAGCATCGTGTTTGATGCAAGGTTTCCGTCAACAACAAGTTCCAAACCAAGTGGGTTCATTCCTGACCATGAAGTTGCATTGCCAGCGCCAAGCGTGTTCTGACCGATAAGGCCAGGTGCGCCGATTGCTGGAAACAATGGGCGCTTGCTGTTATCCAATTGTGCTCCAAGTTTTGCCCATACGTTTGGTGAAACAACCATGTGTGTTGGGAACAAGTTTGTTGTAGTTGAAATGTTTTCTGCGCAACCGTAAATTGCATTCATTAACGAACTTGCATCGCCAGCGGTAACAGTCCAGGTAAAACCTGATGCTTGTTTCTGTGCAACCAAGTAATCGGCTGCAATGTTGTCTGTTTGCTTCAAGTATTGACCTGCAAGGTCATTCAAAATTATGTTCATTGCGGCTGGATCAGTGAAGTCCATCGTTTGTTGCGCAATTTGAATTGAGCCAGCGACAGTTTGACGGCTTACCGTGTTTGCGGCAAGAACCATTGTCTGTGAACTGACTGCCGTTCCCTGTGTGCTCTGCACACCCGATGAAGTCGGTGTTGTGATGGAAGGTCGCGTGAAACTGATGCCACTTCCTTGCGGCATTGCGCGTGTTCCAAAAGCGTTAACTACTGGACGATATTGTAGGTTGACGTTTTGAAACAATGGGCCGAGAACTGGAACAGGAAGCAAACCTGGCGTGTCAGTGGTGAGGTCTTGCGACACCGCTTCAATTGCTGACTGATTACGGCGCGCCGCATCATGGAAAGCCGCGTTGACTTTGCGGTATGTGTCTCCGCCAATGTGCATTGCGGCAAGGTATTCGCCTGCCGATGGCATTTTGAATTCGCGTTTTGGTTCTGCAAAAACGACTGGCGATGTTGGGATTGTGGCTTCTACTGGCGTTGATTCTGACATGGTTTTGTTCTCCTGTGGTGAAACTTCTTCTTGAATAATATCTTCTGAAACTTCTTCGTGTGGGATACTCTCGGGTTCGCTTGCCGCCACATCGGTGATGACTGCCCCAGCGAATGCAGGGCGGCCCGTGACAAGTGAAAGTTCAATCCAATCGGCGGCTTGCACAAGCATTGTGCCATCCTTTTGCATTTTGAATTTGGTTGGGTTTACACCAACCGAAACGGAATCAATAACGGAATCAAGGCTTAATTGCAAGGCTTCTTCTGCGCGTGCAGTTTTGCTTAAACGCGCCGAAAACATCATTCCTTCGGGTGTGTTAACGCGCTCTGTGACGATGCCAACAGCCTGTTCAGAATCGTGGTTCAAATAAAGCTTTGGGGCTTTTCCATCGGTTGGCAAACTGCCTTCTTCAAAAATGACTTTTGTTCCATCGCTCACGGTTGCGGAAATTCCGTAAGGAACTGCAACACCTGAAATTGAGCGTGACGCTACGCCTTCAACGGCTGATGCGTCTAGGGTTAAATCGGTGGAAATAAATTTTAACATAACTAAGTTCTACTCCATTGTTGGGTTTGTTGTTGGCATTTCGTCTTCGTAGTCGGCCATATCTTCTGAACCGTTAACAATTTCTGCCAAGTATTCGTCAACATCAAATTTGACACAAGTTCCGCGTGGCAGAATTGAATTCATTGACATTGTTTGTTCAATGACCGACATGTAAGAACGGGCGGCAAACACATATAAGTCTTGGCGTGCGCCTTGGTTTGATTGATAAGAATATGAGCCAACGGAATTTCCGTTAAGGAAAAAAGGGATATTGCACATTCGTGCGGCTTCTTTTGACTGAAATTCGGCGGCTTCTGAAAGCAACATTTTTGATGCGTCAACATCTGTTGGTTGCCATTCCACAAATTGATTGATGGCGGCAATCTGATTTGAACGCCTGGCCTGTTCAAAAGCCTGTGCCAATTCAGAAAGTTCTTGGCCTGAAAGCGGCTCACCCGAGGTCTGGCGCAATACGCCAGCAGGCAAAGCCGAACTAGAATTGCGCAAGCGCGCATCCTCTAAGGCGATTGATGTTGCAATAACTTGCGGTGATTGAAAAATAATGCCTTGGTTTGCACCAATGATTTGCACAACATCATCAGTCGGAATTTGTGCGCCTTGAAAGTAAATCTGATTTGACTTACCGAACGCGAACACTGGGCCTGACATGTCAAGCGTGTTCACCATCGCGGCAGGCAGGCGCGTAAAAGATGCAGGCATTCCGTCTTCATGCCTGCTACTGCACCACAAAAAGGCTCTACCGAAGAAAAAAAGATCATCAAAAACCCATGACCAAAAAGTTGCATAGGTTAATTGGGGATCAGGCTGTGCAATCCAAGAACGGGGGGCAAGCGGTTCTTCAATCATTTCGCCTTCAACTTCATCCCAGCGTTTGCGATACATTTTCATTGGCGTGTTGCCAATTACTGATGCAATTAAGTCGCGCGCACGGTTGATTGTTGGAACACGCATTGCGCGGTTGCGCATATCGCCTTGAATGTAAGAATAATATTCGCCAATTGATTGTTCGCCTGATCCGTTACCTTGAAAAGTACCGCCAGCGGCCGCCGAAATAGACGGTTGATCCTGTGGTGAAATGGCGGCTTTCGTCACCTTTGTTTTGAAAATGGCCATGATTCAGTGTGTCACAATCTTTCTTTTTTTGGTGGCATTGGGTTGCAAACTATCCGATCCCGACAAAAGGTCAGCAACAACCCAACGCCACCCTGAACATTAGCGATTTGAAAACGCAATGATGGGCTTTCCAACGATCGTTGGGCGGCTGGCATGTGCGGCAGTCCAAACCATGCACCGCGCCAAAGATATTTCCCCAGGACTTCGCGCTGACGATAGAGCAATGGAAGATTCCGCCTTTACAGCAACCGCGCGTTGCACATGTTCGCTTAATTGTTTTG